AGGCAACATTGGCCGGAAGTGCCACTCGGCATTTACTCGGCTGGCCTTGGCTCAAAGCGATTTGACGACATCACGTTCGCGAGTATTCAGTCGATCAGGCGCGTTGATCCCGCCGAGCTTGGTCACTTTGATTTGGTGTTGATCGACGAATGCCATCTTGTTTCGCACAAACAGGAGGGCGGCTATCGCAAATTAATAGACGCCTTGGCGCGCATTAATCCTGCTATGCGAGTTATTGGGCTGACGGCCACGCCGTATCGGTTGGGCCATGGCCTTATAACAGACGACCCGGCGCTGTTTTCCGATATCATTACCCCGACCAGTATCGAAGAATTGATCTACAAAAAGCATCTTGCGCCGCTGCAATCCAAGGTAACGACGGCAAAGATATCCGCCGATGGCGTCCACAAGCGCGGCGGTGAGTATATTGAAAGCGAACTGCAAGCCGCAGTCGACCGGAAAGAAATCAACGGGCCAGTCGCCGATGAAATAATTGTTCAGGCCGGTGATCGAAAATCCTGGCTAATCTTTTGCGTTGGCGTCGAGCATTCCCACAATATTCGAAATGAATTGCTGGAACGCGGTATTAGCGCGGCGACAATCACAGGCGAGACGCCCAAGAGCGAGCGCGCCGAGATTATCACTGATTTCAAATCAGGCAAGATTAAGGCGGTGACGAACGCCAACGTCCTGACAACCGGGTTTGATAATCCTGATATTGATATGATCGCCATGCTGCGACCTACGGCGAGCGCGAGCCTATACGTTCAAATGGCAGGGCGGGGAATGCGGCCTAAATCGCACACTGACCATTGCCGGGTTTTAGACTTCGCCGGCGTGGTTGAGGCCCATGGGCCTATTACGAGTATTGATCCAGGCCGTAAGGCGGGGCACGGCGAGCCACCCATTAAATTCTGCCCGGAGTGCGATTCCATCGTTCACCTGTCGGCCAAAGTATGCCCCGACTGTGGCTATGTATTTCCACCTCCGCCAAAACCAAAGCCTGTTTTGCACAATTTAGATATCATGGGCCTCGACACAGATGGAATGCAAGTCACCGAGTGGCAGTGGAGACGCCACACAAGCCGCACCAGTGGCAAGGAGATGCTTCTCGTCTCATATTATGGTGCGCTGTCCGACAAGCCCGTCGTCGAATATTTGACCGTTCTGCACGAGGGCTACGCCGGGCAAAAATCGAGAACATTATTTGCGGAGATAGCGATGAAATGTGGCGCTGATTTTGACCGGGACAATTCCGATCTGGACTATCTGGTTGATGAGATGAATGCGTGCGAGCCGCCGGGGATCATAAAATTCCGGCAGGATGGGAAATTCTATCGCGTAACAAATCGGAGATGGGGATGAAATCAGAGCACCTCGAACAGGCTGAATTTGTCATGTGGATGCGGCAGACACACAAAGAGGCGAGGATATTCGCCATCCCCAATGGCGGGCAACGGAGCCGAACGACAGGCGCAAAGCTCAAGGCTGAGGGCGTGTCCGCTGGCGTGCCTGACTTGTACATTCCATTATGGCGGTGCTGGATCGAGATGAAACGGGAGAAGGGCGGGAACATTTCACCGCGTCAAAAAGATTGGATTAAATATTTGGAAAGCATTGGCGATACGGTGATAATTGGATATGGATGCGAAGACGCCAAAAATAAAATCGCGTCTTTGTGTCATTAGGTGTTTACACATATTGTTAAATAATATATGGTGATTTTAATGAGCAACCGGATATGCCGACCGCTCAACAACGGGAGAAAACTTATGACTGACTTTAAAACAGGAAATTGCTACCCCGCATACCACATGGGTTGGAACTCCAGTGCATATGCATATACCGGCGGGTCGCCATTCCGGCGGGATTTTAAAAAAGATTGTGCATGGCTCCTTGGACGCTGGGAGGCGTTGCAAGATTTTGGCCTGATATCATTGCCACCAACAAGGGCCACCCTGCACAATCATTTTGGGGAAAAGGCTTTTGTAACAATTTTTGAGAAAGGAAATGAAAATAAAAATTAAAGAAGGCGACTTGAGGCGCATCAAACACACAGCGGATGCGCCCCTGCTAACACGTCTCATGGCTGTCAATATCGGCATGACAACGCCAGTGATACGACCAGAGACAACAGCGAAAACATTTTTGACCTTCGTAGCCTTCGTAACGCTGATCGGCGGGCTAGGGTTGATATACGCAATATTTTCATAGAATCCGTGCAGGCTGAATCTGCGCGAGTAGCTGCAATCCTGCGGCGGTAATCGGCGGCGGATAATGATAGCCTTGGGTCCGCCGCCGATTATTAGAGAGGGAAACCCAGACGTGGCTGATATGTCGGAAGGTAGTGCTGTGGTAGAGTTGGCACCCCCATCACAGGCGGCAGGGTGCCAGTTTCCGCTGGGCGACTATCCGTACCATTCCTGCGGAGAGAAGACGACGCCTGGGGCCAGTACAAGCGTTTACTGCAAAGAGCATTATAAGAAGTGCTACCGGCAGCGGCTAGACGGTTACAAGTTTAAGGTCGAAGGCAACGGTCGGATATACCCCCGCCTAGTAGTGGGCTGGGGCAGCCACATGACAAGCGTGCTGTGATTACTCGACCGCCCGCATACGCTTAATCAGCCGCTCCGCCCTGGCGGGAACCTGCCGCCGCCACTTGGAGTCGTGCATCTCATCTGCTGCGGATGGCCAATCCCCGGCCTCTATAGCTGCGATTAGCCGTTTAAAATTCCCCAAACGATTTACACCGAGGTTGAATGCCATATTGGCAAATATCAATTGGACGGTCTCGGGAAGCATCTCAAAAGCTGGCAGCAGCTTACCGCAATCATTAATTGTCCAGCTAATGTCCTTTTCAAACAGTTCTGCGACACGCTCATCGCTGACGGGGTCGCCTGCGTTTAAACGCCACTCCGGGTCGCCCTCCTGGCAAAGATGGCCGATACCCACAGTCTTCTTGCCTAAGTGGTCTAAATAAATCTTTTTGACGCATCCCTCGTCTATTTCTAATTCTTTCTTGAGTTGCTCTATCATTTTACACTCCCTGTTGGTGCCACGGCATCCTCGTAATAAACTATAATCTGTTTCTGCTGCTCAAGGAACCTTTTCAATTCCGCCATGTTCAAGGACAGCGTCTCATAGTCCCTTACGCTTAAAGTGTAAAACACCAGAACGCCATTCTGCTTCTCGAAGCGTTGTTTAAACGCCGCATAGGTATCTTCGGTCACTACATAGATATGAATGTCGTTTAGAGACAATGGCCGGGGACGGTTCTGGATCGGGATGCTCCGTTCGATCTCAACCGTCTTAATCTCGACCGGAAGGATATCCTTGAAGCTACTGCAGCCGCTACTTAGAAGCAGGGGCAGCACCAGAAAGAATTTCCAGAGACCGGAATAGCTTTGCCGTTCCCGCATTAATCTTCTTCTCCACCAAAAGCGGCTTTCTTAGGCTCAAGTTAGATAAGTTGTGCTTCCGTAGTTTGCCAATCAACACGTCCTTGTACTCGTTCGCCTTGTCCAGCCGTCCGCGAAGGTCTGAATTTAGCTTGGCGAATTTCTTCTGATCCGCGACCAGCGTGTCGATTGTGTCATCCTGAACCTGCTTCGCCATCTCAAGCTTGGCGGTGTTCTCAATTAGCGCCTGGATGCGTGCTTGGCTGTCGGTATAGTAATAGTACCCCCCGGCGATAGCACCGCCCACGAGGCCAACTACGACAATCAGGATGTACAGCCTGATCAAATCATTTCTTTTTCTTTGAGCACCAGACCAAGAACCCCGGCAGCAATACCAATAATGATTAGGATGTCTAGACTCAGCAGAACTCCCACGCCAACACCACCACCGGCCACTGCCGCGTAGCTAGATGGCTCTGCAAGTCTCTCCATAACCCAACGTACAATATTCATAATAATCTCCTTTATTTACGACTCATATAGGCTGACATTCCCATATATGCACACGTAATTCCGCTGAAAGCAATGTAGGCCAGCCCAAGTAGGTCACTAATTGATTTTAGCCTACTCTCACTCACAACAAAGAACAGAAGCCCCGTCATTAAAGCCATGATAGCCAACGCAGACCAAGCCATCCTACGCTGGGCATCCATCTTCTCGGCTGTCTCCAGGGCCTCCACCACCGCCAATTCCGCGTCAGACACGACACCGTCGCCATCTAAGTCGAGGGCTTGGTATTGGCTGTCTGGTTGTAGTTTTTTTTGGGTCATTTCTTCGAGTTATTAAAAAGCTCGAACAGGGTTCGAACTTTTTCCTTTAAGATTTCTATGTCCCCGTGCATCTTTGCCAACACAATGATAAGCCCAACGGCAGCTAGTATGACGGGCCACGCTGCGTTGAAGAGTTCGACCATGTGCTATAGCTTCCACAAGAGGCCCGCCATAAGAAGTAGCGCAGAACCACACGACGTGATGAGGATAACCTCAAGGCGCTTGATGCGCTCAACCGTTTCTTTAGATCGTTCCACTGTCTCTTTCCAACGCTCGGCACACACTGCCTCATGCTTATCGACGCGAGCGGAAATATCTTTAACAGTTATTGGCATCTGTTTCTGCTTTTCGTTATACGTTTAGAATGCAGGAGGGATGTTCTTTATATTTACTCCTATTTTGGATATTTATCTTTAGTCACTTGAATGGTTGCTTTCCAAGAATCTATACCGTTATGGAAAATATCATCAAGCTGGCCTTGCCAAGTCGGATATTCATTTGCCCTTTTTCTTTTATAGCCATTGGCAGCTTCATCGGCTACTGATGCTGCTATCTCTGTATTTCTTGCTGCTTCTTCTGCTTCTGTCATAGCAACAACAACGCCATTCAACATCTTCTCCATATTAAGAATCCTTTAGTTTGTAAATTCTATACTGACCGCCCGTGAAAGTACCGCTGGCTGGGTAAAGTGAAAGGCCACCTATACCACTCGCATAAAGGGTGTCGTCAAAGCCTCCAGACACCCTGCAATAGTCATCAGAATCATTTCCAGTAGGTGCAAATTGTTGCATATAAAATGAAGCGGAGCCTGCTTTAGTAACAAGAGTAAACTCAGCGTTCCAAGTTGTACCTGAAGCACCATAAGCATTCATTTCTGTAGCACCACTTGCCACAGTTAAAACGCTTGAATCCTCCCTTCTGTAACTATAATCAGCAGAAATTAAAGTATCAGTGTGGTCATACATCTTAAAATACGGAAATAGACTTGCGCTTAATATGACGTAAGGAAATATAATTTTATAAACTGAATCATCATCTAAACCAGTAATATCTATCGAACTTGGAGTTCCTGTGATGGTGGTCTTAGATATAAACTCCATAGCACCACCACCACCCGCAGCAGCATCTTCAAATGCTGGAGGACTGCCAGCACCCGTGCTGGTCAATACCTGCCCATCATTTCCGGTGGCTACTGCAACTGGATTTCCAGAGGCGTCATAGCTGATGATATTTCCATCTGTGCCCGATGCCATTCTAGCCAGAGTTACGCTGTTGTCTGCAAAGGCAGCAGTTGCCCCAGCAACGTAACCCCACTCAGCCGCAGATATGGCTTCCGTTCTTATGTTGGCAAGTTGGGTTACCTCGCCAGACGTTA